AATAAGATCAAGGTCTTAGAGGTAGCGGAAGATACTGGTGGAGAGGACTTCTAAATGACATCCTCGTTTGTCCGACATGAGCCATGCCCTAAGTGTGGCTCAAAGGATAACTTGGCGAGGTACTCCGATGGTCACGCCACCTGTTTTTCAGGTGGTTGTGGCTACTACGAGAAAGGTAACGGTCAGGTTATAGAACAAGCAACACAACGAAAAGCGAGGCATTTGGAAATGACAGGAACAGTAGCGGCAATCCCTGACAGGAGAATAAGCCAAGAGGTGGCTAAGAAGTACGGAGTCACTGTTGAGTTTGCCCCTGATGGGAAGGTCAGTAAACACCATTACCCATACCACGACAAGGACTCAGGTGCAGTGTTAGGCACTAAGGTACGCATCGTGGACAACAAGAACTTTTATGCTACAGGAGAATTTAATAATGTTGGGTTGTTCGGTCAACAGGCTTTCAAGGGTGGCGGTAAGTACATTACGGTCACAGAGGGCGAGGCAGACGCACTTGCAGTTCACGAAATGTTTGACGGAAAATGGCCTGTTGTCTCCATTAGAAGTGGCTCAAATGGAGCATCAAAAGACATTAAAGAAAACCTTGAGTGGTTAGAGTCCTTTGAGAACGTAGTCATTTGTTTTGACGCAGATAAAGCAGGGCAGTTAGCGGCTAAGTCTGTCCTTGATTTGTTCACCCCTAACAAGGCAAAGAATGTCGTATTGTCCATGAAGGACGCAGGGGATATGCTCAAGGCTAACAAGGTCACTACCTTTGTTCGTGAGTGGTGGAACGCTAAGTCATATCAGCCCGATGGAATCATTGCAGGTAATGAGACTTGGGATTTAATCATTAAGCAATCCGATGTTAAGTCCATACCCTATCCTTGGGCTTGTCTGAATGAGTACACCTATGGGTTCCGTCCGCGTGAGTTAGTCACGATCACTAGTGGTAGTGGCATGGGTAAGTCTCAAATGGTACGTGAGTTAGAGCATTACCTGTTAGGTGCTACGGAGGACAACATAGGCATCCTAGCGTTGGAGGAGGACATACCTAAGACAGCATTAGGCATCATGTCCATTGAAGCTGAGAAGCAACTACATCTTAACCAATCTATCTCTGAGGAAGAGAAGAAGAGTTATTGGGATAAGACGTTAGGCTCTGGGCGTATCTATATGTTTGATCACTGGGGTTCTACTAATGAAGACAACCTACTTGGGCGCATACGTTATATGGCTAAAGGGTTGGACTGTAAGTGGATCATCCTTGACCACCTGAGTATTGTGGTCAGCGATCAGGACAACGGTGACGAGCGTAAAGCCATCGACAGTATTATGACTAACCTTAGAAAGCTAGTTCAGGAGACAGGTGTAGGGCTATTCCTAGTATCACACTTGCGTAGACCTAGCGGCTCAAAGGCGCATGAAGATGGCGGTAAGATTAGTTTGGGAGAACTCAGAGGTTCAGCGGCTATTGCACAGCTAAGTGATATGGTCATTGGACTTGAACGAGATCAGCAACACGCTGACCCTGAGACACGGAACACCACAACAGTTCGTGTACTCAAGAACAGATTTGTTGGACTCACTGGCGCGGCTTGTTACCTTTACTATGATAAAGAGACAGGTCGGATGATTGAAACTAGTTGCCCTGTGGGTGAAGAAGCGGAGTTTTAATTATGAAACAGTTTGTACTTGACATTGAAGCCAATGGGCTTGACCCTGATACCGTGTGGTGTATTGTTGTGCGACAGTTAGGACACGATGATCCCTTAACTTGGTCGGGAGATAGACTACCTGAATTTATAACTTGGTTACAACTTCAGGACGAGTGCGAACTAATTGGTCACAACCTTATAGGGTATGACATACCTGTACTGGAGAAACTACTAGCGGTAGACTTTAGCAAGTGTAAAATAACTGACACACTGGTAATGTCCCGATTAGCTAATCCATCAAGAGAGGGTGGTCATTCCTTAGATAACTGGGGTACTATACTTAATTGCCCCAAGGGAGATCATAATGTTTGGGATGTTTTTTCGTATGATATGTTGGAGTATTGTATACAGGACGTTAGAGTTAATACGTTGGTGTACAAGAGATTGCTTTCTGAACTTAGAGGTTTTGAGTCTGAGAGTATTGATCTTGAGCATGAAGTACAAAGCATTGTTACTCAGCAGATTAAAACAGGTTGGCTCTTAGACCAAGGAAAGGCATACAATTTATTGGCTACATTAAAGGAGAAAAAGAATGACCTTGAAGATGAAGTGCATGAGGTTTTTAAACCATTGCCAACATTTGTCAAAGAGATTACACCTAAGATTAAGAAGGACGGTACGCTCTCTGTTGTTGGACTTAAGTTCCTTGGTGAACAATGGGAGACAGCGGTAGCACCCTTTAGTCGCATAGATTTCCCTGTGTTTAATCTAGGGTCACGACAGCAGATAGGCAGACACTTGCAATACTATGGGTGGAAACCTAAGCAATTCACTGAGACAGGACAGGCCATCGTTGATGAGGCAGTGCTAGGTACAGTGAAGGGCATACCACAGGCCGCTTTGATAGCTGAGTATCTTATGATACAGAAGCGTGTGGCTCAGGTACAGAGTTGGCTAGAGGCTGTTAAGGACGATGGAAGAGTACATGGGTATGTCAACGCTAACGGTGCAGTGACAGGACGTATGACTCATTCAAGTCCCAACATGGGTCAAGTACCTGCGGTTTACTCACCGTATGGTAAGCAGTGCAGGGACGTATGGACAGTACCAGAAGGTTACAAACTTGTAGGTATGGACGCAAGCGGTCTTGAGTTACGGATGCTTGCACATTACATGAATGACGAGGGCTATACAAATGAAATTCTCACAGGAGACATTCACACGGCAAATCAGTTGGCTAGCGGCCTTGAAACTAGAGATCAAGCAAAGACTTTCATATACGCTTTCCTTTATGGTGCAGGAGATGCCAAGATCGGAAGTATCGTTGGAGGAACTGCAAAGGATGGTAAACGACTTAAGGAAAAATTCCTTGGAAATACGCCATCTCTTGGAAGACTACGAGAGCGAGTTGGAGTGGCATCTGGAAGAGGCTATGTTCTTGGCTTGGATGGGCGAAGGGTCTATGTACGGTCACAACACGCGGCACTGAATACTTTGTTGCAATCCGCAGGGGCTATTGTTATGAAGAAAGCCTTATGTTTGTTGGATGAATATGCAACTAAGTGGAACATTAACTATAACTTTATAGGAAACATACACGATGAAATCCAGACAGAGGTTAGAGAAGAGAAA